CTGCTTGCAAAGTGTGCTATGCCCGACAAGGTATGTATCATATGCCTAATGTCAAAGCAGTTAGGGCTTTCAATTTGCAAGACTGGCGCAATTCAGACTGGGTAGATCGTATGGTTTCGTCCCTATCTAAGGAGAAATTCTTCAGATGGTTCGACTCTGGCGATATGTTTCATATCCAATTGGCAGAAAAGATTTACACTGTCATGAATCGCACCCCTAATTGTAGGCACTGGCTGCCTACTAGGATGTACAAGTTTCCTAAGTTTCAGGCTATACTTAGGTCTATGCAGGACTTGCCTAACGTCACAGTCAGGGCATCTAGCGATGAGGTAGATGGATCTATTTTAGATACTTATCTAAATTCTAGCACTATCATACCCGATAGGGATTTCAAGACTGAGGCGTATGTGTGTCCTGCATATAAACAGGATGGAAAGTGCTTGACTTGTAGGCAATGTTGGGATAAGATGACTCCTGTGATTGCGTATCCATATCACGGTAAGTCAAAGGCTAAGGTTATTAAACTCATTCAGATGAAAGGTTAATTATGATGGACACAAAAGATATGTTGTATCATATGCAAGACTTAATCGCAGAGATCGAGTCAGGTGGTTGGACGGAGCATTCTGAGATTGACATTCGTGTTGCCTATCGCTCACTACGGGATGCTGTCATGAAGGTTCGGTGTGATGATCTCTTTCAGGTCAAGGAGATTGCATGAAGGTATTGATTGGAGACAATATTATCTATGAAGAAGATTATTATGGTTTACCATATGCTACAATCTACGGAGACTATAAGATAGTTGACATGGAAGAGGCAGAGTTTAATGATTATATTGACGTAACAACTGATGATTGGATAGCATCTAACTATGAAGGAGTAATTTATCAATGCAAAAAGATACAGCCGTTTGCATGACAGACAGGAAAGTAATGCTTGAGACATTGATCCATCATGAGTTATTGTGGCTCATTGACAATCCAGACAAGCACCATATTACTGCTGTTACAGACTGGCTCCTTCGTCTTAATGAGATATATGATAACGAAGGTAACTTAATACACGCATATAAACAGGTATGTAAAACATATGAAGACTAACGACCTAAAACGTGGTAGTAGAGTCAAGTTGTTAAACGGGTGGGAGGCAGAGATTGCTGACAATATGAAAGGCAACACTCGCCTAGCCACTGTGTATGGTGAGTTCACAGAGACTGGCTCTGTCTATGCTCATGATATTGTGCAGGTTCAGATTGCTGACCAATGGTTTCCTGTCGAGCACACGCCTGCACAGATCAAACTCAGAGACCAACTCAAGCGTATTGGATTTTAGATAGTTATCTAAGGAGATAGCATGAAAGCATACCTGATCGACCCGTATGAAACCAAAGTCACTGAGGTAGAATACTCAGGAAAGTACGAAGATATTTATAAACTTATTGACTGTCATACATTTGACTGTGTAGGATTCAGAGGTTTTAAGGACACTATCTATATCGATGACGAAGGATTGTATAAGGAAGACAAGCAGTTCTTCATGGTTGATGGTTTCCCTACACCTTTGTGTGGCAAGGCACTGGTCTTGGGTACTGACAAGGAAGGTGATAGCGTTTCGCCTAAGACTTCCTTGACAAAACTCAAGAGTATGATAGACTTCATACCTGAGATATTTATTGTACAGGCAGGGACACTATGAAAACAATCATCCATGTAAATCAACACAACATCAAGCATAACCGCAAGACTGGGGATAACTTACCTGTCTTGACAGTTAAGACTTATAAGAGTAATATGTATGCTCATCGTGTGAAGATACATGGTGATTCGGAAATCGTTTACAGTCCTGACAAGCCTCTGTCATGTGGCGCTCATGTCTGGATTGAGACACAGGCAAGGGTGGAATGTGATGAAGCAGCGCAACTTTGTAGCGAAGTATTCGCAGCGTAGTGGTGCAGGTAAACACAAGGAGAAGCGTATGTCTACGATAGACAAGGAAGACTGGGTTTATTACGAGAACTATAAAGATGAGATCGAGTGGATGAAGACTCGCATCGCAGAACTCGAAGAGGTTATCGAGAACCAAGACCATGCTGAGGTATTTATCCTTGCCAAGATGATTGGTATGCGAGAGACTGCTATCAAGGAGCAGGCTTGGGGTGTTGTTGGTAAACTCGACTATGTCATTGGCTTACACTGGGCAAGTGTGTATGTCAAGGCTAAGGAGTTACACGAGAAGGATAAGAAATAATGTCAGCATGGCTTATCGCAATCATAGGTGTGGTGTATGCACTGGTGAGTGTTGACTTACTTATCAAAGGTAACACTGGCTTAGGCATAGCGTTTATAGGTTATTCTATCGGAAATATTGGCTTGACAATGGCGGCTATGAAATGATAAACTTTCTTATTGTTATGGCCTGTGTTATTATCTTTGCTGTACTTTACGGAATTGCTGAGGAGAATGATGATGAATGATAAAGACCCTCATGTTCACAGGGTTTCTGGTGTGCCTTACGAGGTGCAGTTAGTAGACCAGTACATGAACGATATCTCTGAGCTTGAGCGTGAGAACTTCATGCTTCGTGCTAGAATCCATAGACTTGAAGAAGAACTTGCGAGGTTTGAAGATGACCGTAAATAGTCCTTGCATTGATGTGTGTCAGATAGAGTATGACATTGGCTTATGTGTAGGATGTCTTCGCTCACGTATGGAGATTGAGAACTGGTCAGTCATGGATGACGAGAATAAACTACGGCTGCTTGATGTACTTAAAGAACGGAGAGACTGGTATGGCGAGGACTAAGAAGGTAGTTGAGGAAGCACCAAAGGATGAAGGTATAATAATTGCAGACTGTACTAAGTTTATGTCAATTGCTTTTGACAGGAACAATAACTTATATGGTATCACTTCTACTGGAGAACTGTTTACCTTTGATTGGGACAATAGAAAGTGGGTTGTAGTATGAGATGCCTTAGCTGCAACGCAGCACTGACAGACTTTGAGGCTACTCGAAAGACCCTAAAGACTGAAGAGTATTTAGACTTGTGTAACAATTGTTATGCTACAATAAGAGATGATGTTATAACTTTAGACAGGAGTGATCTTGAGGAAGAAGATTGTAGACAGGATGATGATGATTATAGCGATAGGTGCGTGGATCATAGTCTTGACTTGGATATTTAAGTATGCTATAATATCTACTATGTAGTTTAAAGAACTCTTTAATATTATTATTATCTTAATAAGGATACTTAGTATGAACTCTGAAGAGCAACAACAGATTCAAGAAGAAGCACACTACTGGTTCTGTCTCAATGACGTGGCAGACTATGTAGAATTACTAGGGACACAACAAGTCATCAAGGATGTGGCTGTCCTTCTAGAGCAACGCAAAGAGTTGGATAAGAGGGTTAATAACTTCAGTCAATTAGGCGATGTGGCGTTCTGAATTGCACCTTGGCTTGCATTTCATGGGCTGTCCCTATTTATCCTGATACCTAACCATAGATAACTATCTATTTGGAGTTCAAATTGCAAGAGAAACTGATGATTAATTTAGCGAAGGCCAACGCTGCCAAGAAGTCTGGGTACAAACACAAGACACCCATTGACCACTGGCGTGAAGATCCTGAGAGCCTACGCAAAAGCATCAATGCCAAGTGTTATGACTGCTGTCATGGAGCAACGGACGAGGTGAAGCATTGCACTGTCACTGCCTGTCCTCTGTGGTTTGTTCGTCCATATCAGGAGAAGACTAATGACTGACCTACGTAAAGCAGCAGAGGACTTGTTAGAAGGCGTTGAAGCAGCAATCAAAGCTGGTGACTGGGTTGTTGATGGGGCTTGTGACCCAGACTCAGCCATCATCGCACTACGCCAAGCACTAGCACCAAAAGAATTACCAAGGCCAGACGAACCTATATGGGTGGTTGACGAGAAAGGCAACAAGCAACTGGTTGCAAAGAAGAACAGAGCGCAACCTGTCGATGCCGTAAACATGAGCCAAGAACGTGTCGATGAAACGGCAAAACGTGAACACGAGCCATACGGTTATCTTTGGTTTACTCATCAAATGGAAAGACGATTTACCCATTACAGACCAAAAGAAGAACAAAGAATTGGAGAAGTAACACCAATCTACACCGCACCACCAAAGCGTGAATGGGTTGGCCTCACTGAAGAAGAAGTTCATATTCTTTGGATGGATATGGGCGCTAGGCCAAAAATTAACGGCTACGACTTTGCAAAGGTTATTGAGTATAAGTTAAAGGAGAGGAATTGTGGATAAGATTACTGTGGTGTGCCACAAAGACCACGACAAAGGCTACGAAGATTATGTTGGTAAATGCTTGCTGTGTGAGGTTGAACGGCTACAAAAGCGTGAATGGGTTGGGCTGACGGATGATGAAATCTATGACTATGCAGACAAGTTTCTTTATCAGCATGGCAGTAATTTTGGAATCAAGTCATTTGGTAAAGCCATTGAAGCCAAACTAAAGGAGAAGAACAATGGCTGAGCAACTCAAGGCACATCAACCATGTCCTGACTGTGGTAGTAGTGATGCACTTACATACTATGACTGGGGTAGCGTGTGCTTCAAGTGTGGTGAGAAGAAAGTAACTAAGAGCGATATGAAACCAAACCTAACCAAGGTTCAATCTAAGATGACTAACGTACATGACCTGACCTATGGCTCTGTGGTTGATCGAGGACTAACTCGTGAAACCTGTCAGACCTATGGCATAGGGGTGAAGGATAACTTCTATTACTTTCCCTACTACAATGGGGACACATTAGTTGCGTACAAGAAACGCAACACTGATGATAAACGCTTTAGCATCGAGGGTTCGTGGCAACAAGGTGCTCTCTTTGGGCAGCAGTTATTTAACAAAGGGGGTAAGTATGTCACTATTTGCGAGGGAGAGTTTGACGCTGCGGCGGCGTATCAGATGCTGGGTTCTAAGTACCCTGTGGTTTCTGTTAGGAATGGTGCAGGTAATGCAGTACAGGATATCAAAGCGAACTACGAATGGCTCGACTCCTTCGAGAACATTGTCCTATGCTTTGACAGTGATGACGCAGGCCGAACTGCTTCTGAGCAGGTTGCTGAAATCCTTGGAACTAAAGCCAAGATATTTAAAGGAACCAAAGACCTTAAGGATGCCTGCGAATACAACGGACAAGGCGAAGGCAAAGCGTTCATAGATGCATGGTGGCAGGCTGAGAGGTTCACGCCTGATGGTATCATCGATGGCGCTGGGCTGTGGGATGTAGTCAATCAGCCAGTAGAGTTAGCTAAGGTTCAGTATCCGTTCTCTGGTTTGAATGACCTAACCTACGGGGTTCGAGAGGGTGAGTTAATCACTATCACTGCAGGCTCAGGACTAGGTAAGTCACAGTTCCTACGAGAGATTGTGTATCATATCCTGAACAACAGCAACGATGAGAACATTGGTCTGCTGTTCCTTGAGGAATCTGTGAAGCGTACTGCCAAGAGTATCATGAGCTTGGCGGCTAACAAACCATTGCACCTACCTGACACTGAGGCTACGAATGAAGAACTACGAAGTGCTTTTGACGCTACACTGGGGACTGGCCGTGTCTTCCTTTTTGATCACTTTGGCTCTACTGCAATCGACAACATTATCAACAGAGTTCGTTTCATGGCTAAGGCTCTTGATTGCAAGTATATTTTTCTTGATCACGTTAGTATCGTGGTATCTGCACAAGACAATGGTGATGAACGAAAAGCCTTAGATGAAATCATGACCAAGCTTAGGATGATTGTCCAGAGCACAGGCATTGCTCTGTTCTGCGTGTCACATCTCAAGCGTCCTGATGGTAAGGGTCACGAGGAAGGTGCAGCTACGTCCCTGTCTGCCTTGCGTGGGTCTGGCTCGATAGGTCAGTTGTCTGACATGGTGCTAGGTCTTGAGCGCAATGGTCAGTCAGAGGATTTGAAGGAGCGACACACCACACGAGTCAGGGTTCTGAAGAATCGATTCAGTGGGTTGACTGGTCCTGCCTGTGCCTTGTACTATGACCGTATTACTGGACGCATGACTGAGACACACGAAGACAAAGAACTGTGATATAATATTAGGATGAGAATCGCACTTGATATTGAAACTAATCTTAGGCACGACACTATTTGGTGTTGTTGTACTTATAATCTTGACACTAAGGAAGTGATGGTATGGACAGAGTCACAAAGCTTTCAAGAGTTTATCAAGAAAGCCACGTTGATAGTAGGACACAACGGGATCAGCTTCGACTTTCCAGTATTGAACAAGGTCTGGAGGACTACGATTCAGATGAATCAAGTTCGGGACACACTGGTTATGTCAAGACTGTCAAACCCTACAAGGGACGGGGGACACAGCCTAGCAAATCTAGCAAGGCTCGTAAGCCGAACCAAGAAGGAGTACGAAGATTTCGAGGGCGGCCTAACTCCTGAGATGATTGAGTACTGTAAGGAAGATGTAACAATCTGTGGTGAGTTGTACAATTATTTGAAGAAGGAACTACGTGACTTCTCTGAGCAGTCAGTCGAACTGGAACACAAGGTTCAGTGGATTGTAACAGGTCAAGAGAAGCGTGGGTTTAAGTTGGACGTAGCTAAGGCTATGGGTTTGGTAGGTGACTGGGAGCGTAGGCTTTGCGAGATAGAACATGAACTCCAAATCATCTTCCCACCCATTATCACCCAAAGAGTTAGCGACAAGACAGGCAAGCAGTTAAAGGATGATGTTGAGGTATTCAATCCGGGTTCTCGTCAGCAGATTGCTAAGCGTCTGATGAGCAAGGGCTGGAAACCCAACAAGCATACCGAGAAAGGAGCAGTGATAGTAGATGAATCAGTCTTGGATGGAGTTGATATACCAGAAGCAAAGCTTATTGCCGAGTACCTACTCATTCAAAAACGGGTGGCTCAGGTTAAGTCGTGGCTTACTGCTGTATCTGAAGACGGACGGGTTCACGGTAAGGTCATCACCAACGGAGCAGTCACGGGACGAATGACACATCACAGTCCTAACATGGCGCAGGTTCCTAGCAGTAGTAGTCCTTGGGGACACGAGTGCAGGGATTGTTGGACAGTAATAGATAACTATCTATTGGTGGGCGCAGACGCTAGTGCCTTAGAACTTAGGATGCTTGCTCATTACATGAAGGATCAGGAGTATGTCAAGACTGTTACAGAAGGATCGCAAGAGTTGGGAACTGATGTCCACACGAAAAACCAGAGGGCTGCAGGTCTTGCTACAAGGGCGCAGGCCAAGACTTTTATCTATGCCTTGCTCTATGGTGCAGGGCCTGCCAAAATCGGGGCGATTGTTGGTGGTGGATTTAAAGAAGGCAAAGACCTCACGAGTTCTTTTCTTCGGAACACGCCAAGCTTACAAAAGCTTAGGACCAAGGTTGAAAACCTATCAGCGGGAGGGACGATTGAAGGTCTTGATGGACGCAGGTTACAGATCCGTTCCCAGCACAGCGCACTCAACACATTGCTTCAGAGTGCTGGTGCAATAGTAATGAAGCAGGCTCTTGTCCTGTTGGATGAGAAGCTTAGGAAGACCCAGCTTGACGCACACTTCGTAGCCAATGTGCATGACGAGTGGCAGATAGAATGCCTTGAGGATGAGGCAGACATGGTAGGCATCCTCGCAGTACAGAGTATCAGGGAAGCGGGTAAAGTATTGAAGTTACGATGCCCTTTGGATGGCGAGTATAAGAAAGGAAAAACATGGGCAAACACCCACTAGATAAGACAGATGATTTCTGGGAAGGGATGGAAGATGTTGTCCTCCTTTGTATACGCAAGGATAAGACTGTCCATATGAAGACATCGATAAGGGACATGGATGAACTACAGTCTGTCTTTAGTACTGCCCTGATGATGGCAACATTTCATAAGGTGAAACAGGAGGATATTGACAAACTACACTGATGTGCTATAATATTATGGTAGCTGTAACTTTTAACTTAACTTGTTCAGGAGAACATTATTATGGATTTGAAACCTCTTAAGATTGAAGCTGATTTAATGTGGGCATTTCTTGATACCCCTAACCAGATGTCGGGTAAGTATCAGGTAGACCTATGCAACCTTTCCAAGCCTGCTATCAAGGCACTGGAAGAAGTTGGTATCTCAGTTCGCAATAAAGAAGAAAAAGGTTTTTTCATTACTGCTAAGTCTAAGAACTATCCTATCACCACTGTTGATGCAGAAGGTAACAGGGTCACTTGCAAGGTAGCCAATGGATCACGAGGCATTGCATTGATCAAGCCCTATGCTTACAACAAGAATGGTAAGAGCGGAGTTAGCGCAGGCATCAACAAGCTGACAGTCACCAAGCTGATTGAGTATGCAGGTGCAGATGTTACTGCCGATGACAACGCACTATAAATAGATAACTATCTAAAGGATATAATATGACAGCAAAGAAAGCAACAACACCATCACCTAAGTTTAACTTCAAGGTGTCACCTGTAGAGTCTGTGTTCGAGGTAGAGGTTGATGGACTTAATCATACAGTATGGGGTTCAGACTTCTTCAAGTTCTCTGTGTCATCTGATGGTTCTGTAACTATCAACGACAACGAGTTCTCCAGTAAGAAGCAAGCAGCACAG